GACGCAGGAAACGTTCGTGATCGCCGTTGAGCAGTGCGCCGGTGGTGACCATTTCAGTGTAGAGCAGGGCGTGCTTGGACAGGATGCGGAGGAAGTACCGGCAGTGGCGGTCCGTCCAATCCATCATCGGGGCGACAGAGAAGCGGCGAGATGGCTCGTGGCGGGCTTGGCTAGTATTTACGGGCGCTTCAAGTTTTTCGGAATTCATTGATACTGATCTTTTATACAGCGGTTTTTACCCATTTTTCCTTGTTTTTCGAAGTCGCTTGCTACAATGTAGCAACTGAATTCGGCAATGTAGCAACTGGAAATGGGCACGATCACATCACGCAAGCGCAAGGACAACTCGACAGCCTACACGGCGCAGATACGGATCAATCGGGATGGGCGCACAGTTTATCAGGAAAGCCAAACCTTCGACCGCAAGCAGGTCGCCCAGGCATGGATCAAGCGGCGTGAGACGGAGTTGGCCGAGCCAGGTGCGATTGAGCGAGCAAACCGCAAGGGTGTGACGGTCAGAAAGATGATCGAGCAATACCTGGATGAGTACGAAAAAATCCGGCCACTGGGTAAGACAAAGAACGCAACACTCAACGCGATCAAGGATACCTGGTTGGGTGATCTCGAAGACTCGGCGCTGACCAGTCAGAAGCTGGTGGAGTTTGCACAATGGCGGATGAGTAAAGAGGGCGGCGGCGTCCAGGCGCAGACAGTAGGCAATGATCTGTCGCACTTGGGCGCGGTGCTGTCAGTGGCCCGGCCTGCTTGGGGCTATGAGGTGGATCCATTGGCGATGCCTGACGCGCGCAGGGTGTTGCGTAAGCTAGGCATGGTGAGTAAGAGCAAGGAGCGAAACCGCCGGCCTTCATTGGAAGAGCTGGACAAGCTCATGGAACATTTCTTCGAAATGCAGGAGCGCCGCATGGCGCAGATCGACATGCCGAAGGTGGTCGCCTTTGCGCTTTTCTCGACGCGCCGGCAGGAGGAAATCACGCGCATCCGCTGGGATGATGTAGATGAGACCCGGCAGGCCGTCCTGGTTCGCGACATGAAGAACCCTGGGCAGAAAATCGGCAATGATGTGTGGTGTCATCTACCGGATGAGGCTTGGGCAATTATTCAAAGCATGCCCAAGGTTGAGCGGGAGATCTTTCCGTACAACGCCAAGTCTGTATCTGCATCTTTCACACGGGCATGCCCAATGCTCGGCATTGAAGATCTGCATTTTCATGACTTGCGGCACGAGGGTGTAAGTAGGTTGTTTGAACTCAATTGGGATATTCCAAGAGTTTCAAGCGTATCAGGACATAGAGATTGGAATTCTTTAAGAAGATATACGCATCTTAGAGGAAATGTAGATGTCTATAAGAATTGGAAGTGGTTGGAGAAGATCTGCAAACACCCATTAGTTTCACCTACAAATGGTCAATAAGGTCGTTAATAATTATCTGTCTGATCGCTTTCGGTCAGTCTGTGGGGCTGTCGTGATGTCAATTTTTCGTGACTTTTTAGCTCAAAATGCTATTTTGACGCCATCTTAGGAGGCGTCAATGCGAGTCGTGGATCTTTTTTCGGGGTGTGGGGGGATGAGCAAAGGTTTTGAATCCGCTGGATTCGAGCTGGCGCTAGGGATAGAGAGGTGGGCACCGGCTCGAAAGGTGTACGAGGAAAATTTCCATCATCCTGTTGTCGATCTAGATTTGGCGTCAACTGTTGACGCCGCTGATGCGATCGTACCCTTTAAGCCAGATGTGCTCATTGGTGGACCTCCGTGCCAAGATTTCTCTGCCGCAGGTATGCGGATTGAAGGGGACCGGGCCAATCTAACGTTGTCCTTCGCAGAAATAATCTGCAAGGTTAAACCGCGGTGGTTTGTTGTTGAAAATGTAATTGGGTTGCGCACTAGCAAGGTTTGGGAGCGCAGTCGAGATTTATTGAAAGAGGCAGGATACGGAATTACAGAATCTGTACTGAATGCATCCTTTTTTGGTGTGCCTCAGAATAGAAAACGTTTTTTTGCGATCGGTCGCATTGGGCGCGACGATGGCTTTTTGAGTGAATACCTTGAGCAGGGTAAAGCTGAGTGCCCGCTGACAGTTAGAGATTATCTGGGCGATGAATTAGGAGTCGATTTTTATTATCGGCATCCTCGCAATTGGGGAAGAAAAGCAATCTATTCTATAGACGAACCCTCAGCCACCATACGGTCCACTAATCGACCGGTAGCGCCGGGATACAAGCCTCATCCTGATGATGCTGGATGTAATACCGTCGCGAAAAAACTCACCCCCAAACAGCGTTCCAGGCTACAAACATTTCCTCACGACTTTAAATTCGTCGGTACGGATACCAGTCAAGATATGATGATAGCGAACGCTGTCCCGGTGAATTTGGCAAAGCATGTAGCTAGCGCAATTCTGCGGTGTGAGAAGGATCTTTTGGCTGAAAAAGAGGAGCTGTTTAAGGGGTGGCTATATTCGCAACAAGGCTACACCAATAGAACGATTAGTAATGTGTTGTCGCGGATAAACAGAGTTGAAAAAATATTGCAGATAAATTGTGTTGGCGCTAATGCCGCCGGTGTAATAGAGCTGCTTAAAAAGTCAGATCAATATAAGAAAACCAGTTCTAGTGTGAGGTCGCAGCTTAAAAAAGCTTTGTTCTTGCGAAGTGAATACATAAACAATTTTGGTTGAAAGTTAGAGGTAGCGAGCTGTGCTCGCTACCTCAGCTGGATTAAGAAGCGTATAAGCAAGTGCTAGTTTCGGTCGGTGCTACCAGTACTGGCCACCAAAATGGCATCTGACCTGTCCAATCTTTGCCATTCTGTCGCAATAGTACTAAAGCAGGCTCCTTCCTGGTTCTAGCCAGCAGATCTCGAATAGCCTTACCGCCAACTATCGACTCACCTGACTTGTCTTTTGATTTTAAGCCAATGTCCCGGTCGGTAGCGACTAAGATTTTAACTTTGTTGTTTGCGCTTTTGCTATAGTAGCTAAGCAGCCCACTCATTGCCTCCCATTGAAATTTGCTTAAGTGCTCCAAGGATATAGCTTTTTGAGCTGTTGCAATAAGCCCCAAAGCTTCATCCAGCGTAACTTCCGAAAGTGAAGTTTTGTCTTTGTAGTTTTCCAATGCTTGGTCTAGCTTCGCAAGTGCAGAGCTTGCTAATGTTCCCGGTTTTGTATCAAAGCCCTGTGGCAGCAAATAACCTGACGGCCTAACCGAGATCACTTCGCTCATTGCAACCTTGCTAGGTGAGCACGGAGTAATACCTGATTTTGAGTTGTTCTCTATAAAAATAACAGCCGAGTCCTGTCCTTGCTTTTCGAAAGCTTCACGTAGAGCAGTATCGGAATAATGAATCAGTTTTAGACGAGTGAAGACAGATTGGGATGTATAAAAACGTGTCACCGCTAGATCATTTTCTGGGCGAGCGCCATACATCCGGGAGTGCTGGAGTACAGTGTCGGCCTGCATTCTCTTGGGGTTCCTACCGTAGAAGAATGAAATTAGTGAGGGGATCGTAATGCCCCTATCGAGCAGGCTGCCTCCGATAAAAATGTTGGCTTGTACCCTCAAATTTAATTCAGCAGTTGCAGGGTCAAGAAGTGAGGCAACCTGAGAATCAGAGTTTACGACTTGTACCAGGTGATCTCCATCTGCTAGCAAAAGCTTCAAAGCAGCATAGCACGTAGCTTCATCTAGAATCTCGCCACTTTGCCAGTTAACCGACTCCGTTAAATCCCCAAAGCAAATTTTGAAAAGCTCCTTAAACTCAATTGCATCAACATCCGCGGCTTGCTCGAAGGCAACGATAATATTGTTTACGTTTTTGTCTTGAAGATCATGAGCGGAGCGCTGCGTATCGTTGTGAATGATCATCGAGTATTTTGATAGGGTTTCGCCCTTAGCGGCTTGTTGCTGGCGGCGTATGGTTGTCGCTAGCAAAAACGTTAATACGGCTCTCCGGAGGGTACTGATGCTTTCGGTTGTCCAAATGTCAGCGAGTTCGACATGAGTCGAATGCTTTGGCCTCAACGCATTTTGTTCCGACTCCGGTACTTCGATAAAGAGCTTGCTTCTATAGTCGTTTAGGCCGTGATCACCAAAGTAATGATCTCCACCTACATATGCTGAGTGAATCGGTAGTAATTCAGTGAAGTGTGGCTTTTTAGGGAGGTATACAAAAGGATCATATGACTCTGGTTGAAGATAGAGGGCGTAGGGCGTAGCGGTAACTTGAAGGAAAGAAATTTTCGGAACTTGCATTCTTAACTTGTCAAGTTGTAGGGCAATGGAGCCCTGTTCAAGTTCGCTTCGACCTTTCCGTTTTGCAAAGCGTACACTTGCCATATCTGCTTCGTCATCTACAAGCAAAACCTTTTTGTCTTTCAGGTCAGGATGTTTGTCAAAGAAAGATATGACCCTCTCGAGGTTCTTTATCTCTTTCTTGGCCACGATGATGATTTTCTTTTTTAAGTCGGGGCGAGTCAATTTTGTTAAATTCATGATATCGAAGATTATAATTTTCTCTTCGTCAATGAATGTCTTGAAATCTTTGCTGATTCGACTTACGGTTTGCTGAGCTAGCGTTTTAGTGCCCTTGGTTAGGACTAAGGAAATGTCATAGCCCTCATCAAATGCTTTAGCGATAATACCAAGAAATCCGCCGGTTTTACCGGATTGTATTTTACCCAGGAGCATCCCAGGTTGGTCCATTGATGTGCCACTTGCTGCAAGCTTGGTCACTACATTATGAATACATTGTGTTAGAAGGGCATTATCGTTGCGTTCTGCGCTCAGGCGTCCGTAAAAGCTTTGCATTGGCACTCTATCCCTTTGGTGGGACGTAGAAGCTGGATTGCTTCACGTCCTGTATGTGTTGGGTGATTGGATCCTAATGGATCCAGTCCCCCAGACACAACCTTGGGATGGCGTTTTGCCCATGGTGTATTTGCCGCGAAAATCCCACCTAGCCTGATAGGCCCCCGGCTCGCTGTCTGTTCATCAGTCTGTCATTCTCAAGGGTGGCCTTGGTTCGCTGTCTATCGATGTACTCTGCTAAATCTCTCAGATGTATCCCCAGCCCAGCTTTTTGGCTTTGCGCACCGAGCCGAACGACGGGAATGTCGATCTCTCCTGTCATTTGTTTTTGCTTAAATTTTTCAACCGTCAAATTCATGTAGTCGGCGCAGACTTTCGCTAGTGGAATCACGGCCTGTCCGTCATATTGAGCCATGAGCAAAAAAAGCGTGTTCATTCGGCCTCCAAGGTCTTCGCCATCAATTTGTGAGAAGGCGGCTGGCGCATATACCCCAAAGCAGGCTGCGCGAGCGGGCGATTCTGAGCGTTTAGCGTTGCATCAGCGAGCGCTGCCCTGCGCAGCTTTTCGTGGGGTATAAGTGCCTCGGCATTGGCGCTGGAAGAAGCAGTAGTGCCTGCTGCTGCGCAGCAGAGACTGTTTTTTACAGGCGTGGTGATCCCGTCATTGTTGCGGAGCAAAGCGGCCTGGATTTGATTTTTTTTTTGTTCGCTCTTCATGCCGCTTTGCTCCGGTGTTCGATAGCGAGTTGATCCATCAGGCGCTGGTGGTACATGTGTCGAGCTTCGTTGGGTGAGTAGGGGCGGATGGTTACGGCTGAAGGTTTGATACCGTCTAGAAAATCGCAGGTAGCCGAATTGGCTGGCATGAGATCACGGTATGCGGTGGCCATCGCAACGAGGCTAGCCTGGTGCACGCAGTCTGGGGTCTCGAGCGGGAGGTCAAACCGCGCGCAAATACGTTGCCAGATAATCTCTTCAAAATGCTGGTGAACGAACATCCACAACTTGGGATGTTCGTCGATGAGGGCCACATACGCGTCGGTGGCGGCATAAAGTAGGGCTGCGAGTCTGTGTTCTTCCGGCACTATGGCGGCAACGATGCAGCTGTGCTGAGCAACACTGTAGAACTCGCAGGCCTGGCCATTGAAGTGGCACAGATGGGCGAGGCCGTGAGAGATGTCGTTTGGGTCAATCATAATGGTGTCGGGTTTGAACAATTCGAACCGCTTGCCGGTGGAAGTCAGAATCTCGCTCATGCGGCACCGCCTAAAGCTGTATGCATTGTGGAGGCGATTTCTTGGCGGTCTTGTTGGAAAAAAATGGCAGCCTTCTCCGCATCGTCCGTGCTGAAGGCAATACGAAAATGCGCCACATCAACCTTTGAATTGCCAGTGAATTCGGTGGATTTCAGTAATTCGGCCATCGCGAGCGCTTGATCGAGCAGGACGCGGGTTTCTCGTTCGAGTTTTTTCCCTGTACGGAAGGCGGCGAACGTATCGGCGGCAATGCGGAGCTTTTCGGCAATATCGAGCAGCGTCTGGCGTTCGGCATTGCCGAGCTTCAACGCTTGCTGAAGGCGTTTGCTGAATTGCGCTAAGTGGGCGTGGTCGGCCTTGATGAATTCGAGGGAGGCTCTCAACTCGCTAATGGTCTTGGCGCTTTCGGCGCGCAGGATGTCGTCGCTTTGTTTCATGCTAGCGGACATCCCGTCGGTACGGCCCATGAAGTAGCCGGCACCGACTAAAAGCCCGGCCAGAATGATTAGGGCGATGAGTGCGCAGATTTGAATTGCAGTCATTTGGTTTGCTCCTGGTTCAGTGCTGGGCTGGTGGTGGCAGCCCTTGGGGTTGGCTTACTCTGTTGGCTCGTCCTGCTGACTCTGCATTCTTCGTCGGCCTGGTAGGCGCGAATATCTATGAGCGATGCGACGTGTCGAATGTGTGCGTACTTGGGCGCTTTCCGACTCGAGTCCAATGTGGTGATCGGAAGCTGGATCCGACCGCTGTTGATTTCGATCACAAACTTTTGCTCGTTGAGGTTGCGGAAATACTTTTCGCGTACGGCCTCCAGCGGAATCAGCACATCACCGAAGGTGCGGTACAGCAGCTCGATGGTCGTGGATTCAGGAGCGGGGCGTAGCCGCAGTGGGGCTTGGGCTGCATTACTCATGGCTTTATGTGGCCTCCTTGCGTTTGCTTCTTGCTGGATGGTTCCAGGCGTTCAGGCAATGGCGTTTGGTCAACTCCCGCAGATGCTCGGGCACCTCAAGGAGCGCGGCATTGCGCTCCTCTCGTGTCCGCATTGCGATGATCTGTCGGGCGTATTCCCTAGGCCACGTCACGGCGGTCTGCCGGAATTTCAGGTAGGTCGATGCCGAGTTTTTCAGCCAGCCAACGAATGCCGGCTTGCTTGACCCGCGTCGACTGGCTGTATTGCAAGCCGTACTTTTCGTCATACCAGGTGCCGTCCTTGACCCGCAGATACTCCTTGTCCCGTTTTGGGTAAGCTGGCAGGTTGCCCTTAAGCAGGTCTTTTTCCCGCATGAGTGCAGTCAGTTTTGGACGTGTGAGGCCTAGTTGCGAGGCTGCTTGGGCGAGGGTGCGTTCCATGTCGTCCACCTCATGCCGCATGTGCGGCAGGTGTTGCTGCGGCCGCGAGATGGTTGATGGACTCGATAACCATCAGGTAAATCTCTGCATCGGTGTCGCTCACGGTGAAGCATCGGGTGTTGGGGCTTTTGTTCCCGATGCTCAGGATGATGGTCGCCCCTCGGCGCGTGTGTGTGCGGTGAATGGCAACGTGCAGGGGGAGATCAAACCCCATGTCGAGGCTTAGCACGCCGCCGGTGCGCACTAGCTCAAGCACGCGCTGCTTGTCTTGGGGTTCAAAGCGGCCGTATACGCGGCTGGCATGCGGGAGATGAACCGGATCGCTGCTATTGCTCGGATCGAACGGTCCGTTAGCGATCTCTTCAATGAAGTCGGCCAACTTAAGGTGAGTTTTCTTGTCGCTTGGAAGGGTCAGCGTGTGACGCTCAGTCCCCAGCTCGACACTGAATGCGGTCTCAGTTGCGCCCCGTTCTACTTTGAGGCGGAACGCAAGGCACTCGCGCGTGGGAGCGGTTCGTAGGACATGATTGAAGGTTTCGGTCAGGTTGACCTGAGCTTTGAGCAACTGCAGGGTGCGGTTGTCGATTCGGTATTTGCTCATGCCGCGTGCCCTCCGCCATTTGGATCAAATGGAGAGGCTTGGGGCTTGGCAATAAGCTTCGGTTTGTTGTTGTGAATGATGACCAAGCAGCCGGTGATGGACTGCAGCTGCTCGATCATCTTTTTATTACTGACGCACGCCGGGTGGACGTGGAGGGTTGCACTGGTTTGCATAGGTGATGCCTCGCTCTGTGGTGTGAGAGTGAGGCAAATATCACGCAGTGTGTTTTTTAAGTCAACACGGTGTGTGATTATTTTTCACGGCGCGTGCAAAAACCGAGATGACTTTAGGATGCCGCCGACCAAGTGGATCTCAATTACGTCGGCCGCGGCGATATGAATTGGTGGGTGTTCGGCATTCACGCTATCCAAGCGGTACATCCCATCTCTCAGGTAAATGAACTCCTTGATCATCGTTCGGCCTTCTGTGGTTCTTACCACGACCTCATCGCCGCTGAAGTAGTTCTTGTTGGGTTCGATCAGCACGTACTCACCATTTTTGATCCTGGGAAGCATGCTGTCGCCGGTAACCTTCAATCCGTAGGCATCTGGGTCATCGCTGTGGATACTTAAGTAACCATCGCCGTGGCCTGGAGGAAAATCAAGCGCTTCAAAATATCCTTCATTGCCCAGTTGTGCGGTTCCAACCACCGGAACACTCCCTGTTTTCGCTTGTCCTGCTGATGTCAATCCTTCGCTCTGGCTGCTCTTGAGTCGAGGAGGATATCTGATGTCGTAAATGTTGCCGTGCGCATCACCAGATAGGTGAGGTAACGGCCCCTCGACATCTTTGACCAACTGTGTGAGCGACGTTTTTAGGGCAGCAGCAATTTTCCCTAGATCCTGAAGGTTGGGCTGGCGTTGGTCCTTCTCATAGTTACCTATGCGAGATTGTGATTCCCAGCCACAGGCAAGGGCCAGATCTTTCTGGCTCATACCCTTGGCTTTTCTGAGTGATTTGATGCGTGAGCCGAGTGTGTTCATTTGCATTTTTTACCACGCATTGAAATAAATTTATCGCACTTTGCGTGTTGTAAAAATCACGAATCGTGTTTATTCTGCGCTTCAGTTATAGGAGGTCGTTATGAACAGGATTGCTGACCATCGAGAAAGGGCGGGTATAAAGCAGCGGGATTTGGTTTCGACTCTTGGATGGACGCAGACACGGCTTAGTAATTATGAGTCCGGACGGCGTATAGCTGGACTTGCAGAATCTCGTGCAATTACGGCTGCGTTGAATCAGCTCGGAGTCAAATGCTCGCTTGATGATGTCTTTCCGCCAGAGATAGATTTCAAAAAAGTAGCTTAGAAAAAAGGCGACCCAAGGGTCGCCCAGTTCCTCCCGACACGCACCACCACAGCGCTGTCGGGCCGCGATTGGGATTGGCGGGCAAACCAAATGCAAAACCGCCCATTCCTCTCGCGTTTTCCAGAGCTCGGAAGCTTTGGTGTTGCTGCCTTTTCCACCACAGAGCTGGCAGCTTTTGCGCCAGGGGTGAACAACGGATTGTTCGCCCCGGCACGGTGCCGGTGTTGGTCATAGGGACCTCGCCGGCGTTTGGGCCTATCAAGCCACACGACAAATGTATCACTACTGCCTGTCGTGCGGCACTGGCAACATTCAAGGATTAATGCCATGAGCCGAATCGCTCTGAGTTCTGTAGATCGAGCCCAGCGGGAAGTCCTGCCGCTCGATCTTGCGCTTTATCACGCTGCACGCGACTACCCAGGCGGCGCCGCTGCTATCGCAGCCACCACTGGCCGCAACGCCACGACGTTGCAGCACAAGCTTTCCCCAACCCATCCAAGCCACACCGTGAACATCCAAGAGTTTGGCGAGATTCTGGAACTGACTAAGGATCGCCGCATTCTGGATGCGGTGCATGCGCTGGTCGGCGACACGACTTGGCAGGAACTGGCTGAGGCCTACACCAACGACATGCCCGAGACATTGACGACCGGCATCGCGGAGTATTTCCGGCAAGTGGCGGATCTGGCCGAGACCTGGGCTAAGAGCATCGGTGACGGCGTCGTCACCGACCAAGAACTGGCGGCGATTCGTCTGCAGGTATTCCGTGGGATTCAGGGTCTGCTCGGATTGTTCAACCGCGCCACCTACGTCAACCAGACGACGCGAGGTGCTGACCATGGCTGACATCGCAGACTTCGCTAATGATCTGGTTCTAGAGCGTGTCGACCAAGCGCTCGCAGCACGTCGAATCGCCGCCAAACCTGCCTTGGCGGCGCACTCGTTTCAGTTCTGCGAAGAGTGCGATGAGCCAATTCCGGAAGCGCGCCGTGTGGCGCAGCCTGGCTGCACGCATTGTGTGGATTGTCTTTCCCTCGCGGAATTGAAGGGAGCTCGTCATGCTCGATGAAGTATTGGCGCAGTTCGCGGACTACGGCCTTTTACCAGCGCAGCCGCTGGTGTTCGGTAAGCTCACTCGGTGCAAGACAGCGCAGGATAAGGGCACCGAGAAAAACGGCTGGTATGTCGCCCATGAACATCGCACCGAGAAAGGCGAGACGCTTATTTTCGGCTCATTCGGCGATTGGCGTTCGGGCGAAACGCAGAAGATCAAGGTTAAGGCCGGTCGGATGTCTCCCGAAGAACGCGAGGTTATGCGCGCCCGTCAGGAGGAGGGCAAACGTCGTGCTGCTGAGGTGGCAGCCAATGCGGCGCGCCGTGCGGCGAAGCGTGCGGACGGCTTATTCCAGCGCATGCCGGAGAAGGGTCGCAGCGAGTATCTGGACCGCAAGCAGATTGTCGGTTTCCGGGTTCGCTACGCGCCGCGCTCAGGTGCAGTCTTGGTTCCCATGAGCAATGCGCGGGACGAAATCGTCGGGCTTCAGGTGATTTACCCGAGCAAACAGGAAGACACCGGTCGGGACAAGTCTTACTGGCCCTACGGGATGTCGAAAGAGGGTGCTTTCCACCTTATCGGGCCAGATGCTGAGCCAGGTGATCCAGTGCTGGTATGTGAGGGCTACGCCACCGGCGCCAGCCTGCACATGGCGACTTCGCTGACCGTGGCAGTGGCATTCGACGCGGGTAACCTGCTGGCCGTGTGTAAGGCTATGCGCGAGCGGTTTGCCGGTTGCCCTCTGATCATTTGCAGGGACGATGACTGGAAGACCACGAAGCCAAACGGCGACGCCTGGAACCCAGGTGAAGAGAAGGCCAATAACGCGGCACTGATCGTCGGTGGTCAAGTGGTTGCGCCGATCTTCTCCAGTGAGCGGGAAGTGAAGTGGACCGACTTCAACGATCTGCATGTCGCCGAGGGTTTGGAGGCGGTGCGCCGTCAGGTATTGGCCGTGGTCAAGCCACCGGCTGCAGGTGGTTGGAAAGATCTACTAGCTCGCAGCGATAGCGGCGCTCTGATCGCACACATGCAGAACGTTGAATTGATACTGGCCAATGATCCACGTTGGGCTGGGGTCATCAGCTACAGCGCCTTCAGTTCGAAGCTCGTCAAGCTACGTGCGGCGCCTTATGGCGGCGGCACGGGAGACTGGGCGGACATCGATGACGTGCGGGTGATGAAGTGGCTCGCGCAGCAATACAACCTTCGGGTCAAGGCGTCGCATGTGATCGAGGCCGTCAGTGTGGTCGCACATGATCATGCGTTTCATCCGGTGCGGCAGTACCTGCGCAAGCTCGAATGGGATCGCGTGCCTCGTCTGGAAAGCTGGCTCACCGATGTCATGGGTGTGAAGGCCACCGACTACTCGTCCAAGGTTGGCAAGCGCTGGATGTTGTCGGCCGTGGCGCGAGTGATGAAGCCTGGCTGCAAGGCTGACTCGGTGATGATCCTTGAGGGTGCGCAGGGCGCCGGTAAGTCGACGGCGATGAGCATTCTCGGCGGCGAGTGGTTCATGGATACGCCGTTCGCGCTGGGCGACAAGGACGGCTTTCAGGCGATCAGGGGCAAGTGGATTGTCGAGCTGGGCGAGCTGGACAGCTTCAACAAGGCCGAGAGTACCAAGGCCAAGCAGTTTTTCTCGGCGTCCACGGACACTTATCGGGAGAGCTACGGCCGTCGCACCATGGACGTGCCGCGTCAGTGCGTGTTCGTGGGTACGACGAACCAAGACGAATACCTCAAGGACGCGACCGGTAACCGCCGTTATTGGCCGGTGGCATGTACCAAAGTGGATCTGGAGTTGTTGCGCTCGATCCGCGACCAGCTTTGGGCCGAGGCGGTTTTCTGCTACGACGCGGGCGACCTCTGGTGGGTAACGCTGGATGAGGCGGCATTGTTCGCGGAGGAGCAGGACGAGCGCTTCGTAGTGGACGAATGGGAAACACCAATCTTGACCTGGTTGGAAGAGTCGCAGATTGGTGAGACCACGACCGGCAGCGAGGTGCTGACTCAGGCTCTCAAGCTCGACCCGGGACATTGGGGTAAGCCGGAGCAAATGCGTGTCGGTGCAATCCTACATCGGTTGGGCTGGAGACGTTTCCGGCTCGGTGCAATGACCAAGAGTCGGCAGCGGTTGTGGGGCTACAAAAAGCCAGCGGACTGGGGGAAGGCGCCTGCCTTTGAATTAGAAGCTTCAGAGGAGCCTTGTTTCGGTGATTAAGGAGATCGATTCGCTGCTTCGGTTGTGGGCGCAGGAGCTGCATTCCGAACATTCGAAAGGGGGGCTTGCTGGGGGGAACATGGTTGCCATGATGATGGAGAGCAATGGGCAACTGATTCGTGGACGGCGGGCCTTTCGTGCGCCGCTGGAGAGTTCTCTCGACATCGAGCTGATCGTTAACAAGCATCTTCCGCCTGAGCTGGTGACGGTTGTTCGGGAGCATTACTGCACGCTCGATGTTGATATGCGCTTGCGGTACGCGCACTGCGGTTGTGGCCGTGACACGTACTACCAGCGCCTGCATGAGGCACACCTGCAGATCTTCGGAGTGATGATGGGGATGGCTGCGTGACCCCAGGCTTTCGTCCGGCTGTTGCTGTCCCACCGGCCCGCCTTGTCCCACTATGTTTAGACGTAGTGGGACAGGTGCGAGCCTTGTCTTTGCTGGGCTGTCCCACCGTCCCACCTTGCAACGTCACCCGCCCGCATATGCGTAGCAGACACAATGCACGCGCGCTTCACGCGCCAGCGTGTTTATAAATTTCTCTCTTTACACGAGAAAATAGATAAATAAGTAGGACGGTGGGGCTAAGCCCCGAATCTAGGCGCTCTCAGGCGTCCCACCTCAATTCTAAAAGGTGGGACAGATGGGACGCCGCCGAAACAACAGAATGCCGTGGTGAGTTATTCGCTTACATTCGCTAGACGTTCACACCACATTGACCACTTATTCACCGGGTGGCATTAAACCGGGGTTGCTGCCACCGGAATCGACCTGTAAAAAGTAGTCATCTTCGATAGGTGCGACCGCAGAGAGCGGCAAGCACCACACCACCAAACCCGGCCATTGCGCCGGGTTTTTGCGTTTAGGGGTTGGCGATGACAAACGAGCAACAAGCGCTGGCAGAGATGCCAATCTGGTTAGTGATCGTCCTGGCTCTGGTCGGTGGCGTATCGGGAGAGATGTGGCGGGCCGACAAGGACGGGGCGCGAGGCTGGGCATTGTTGCGCAGGCTGGCACTTCGGTCCGGCGCCTGCATTGTGTGCGGGGTGTCGGCGATGATGCTGATGATCGCCGCCGGCATGACAATCTGGACGGCGGGCGCCTTGGGTTGCCTGACTGCGATGGCAGGTGCAGATGTGGCCATCGGGTTGTACGAACGCTGGGCTGCCAAGCGGCTTGGCGTGTGCGATGTCCCGCCGAATGGCGATGGGCCAGCCTGAAACCGCCGGGGACCCTGGGGTTATTCGGAGGGTACGGGGTCGGAAACCCGCGGGAAAGTGTTAGCGGGAGCGCCCCCAGCTTACTGAAATTTCAATCATTGAAATCTTGAAAGGATTCATTGAAATACGTTGAAAAAGGAGGGCTCATGACAGAACCAACCTACCTGTCGAAGAGTGCCTTCGCGGCCCGGCTCGGCAGGTCGCCGAGTTACATCACCTGGCTGAAAGACAACAACCGTTTGGTGCTTTCGCCCAACGGTAAACAGGTTGATGTACATGCCACCGAAGCGCTGATTCGCGACACCGCAGACCCGAGCAAGGTCGCCGTCGCCGAACGACACCAGCAGGACCGGATTCAGCGTGACGTTTACAGCCAACTGTCGACCCAGACCGAGCCGACTTCCACGGCTGCGCCGCCGCAGGTTCTCACTGGCGATGGCAAGCAGCCCGACTTCCAAAAGGCCCGCGCCCTGCGTGAGCACAACATGGCCAAGCTGGCCGAGATTGAGCTGGGCAAAGCTCAGGGCTCACTGGTTGCCAAGGAAGCGGTCGAAATCGGCGCCTACAACGCCGGCCGCTTGCTGCGCGATCAGCTGTTCGGTCCGCTACCGCAGCTGTCCCATGACTTGGCGGCTATGACCGATCCTTGGCTGATCGAAAAACACCTAACAGCCACCTTCCGTCGAACGCTGGAAGAAGCCGAGCGCCTCTCTGCAGCGGACCTTGACCACGCCATGACAACGGACTGAACCCATGCACACGGAATTTCCTGACGGTGCAGAGGTGTACCGTGAGGCTTATTTCCGTGGACTGCGTCCCGATCCCGATCTCTGGATCGACGAATGGGCCGACGAGTACATGCGAATCCCGCGTGACACCGGTGCCCCTGAGCCCGGCCAGTACCGCACCTCACGGACTCCTTATGCCCGCGAGCCAATGCGCTGCCTGTCGCCAGCTCACCCTTGCAGACGCGTGATCACCATGGTGGCCTCGCAGTTGATGAAAACCCAGATCGCCCTGAACTGGATGGGCGGCCTGATCCACATGGCGCCATCGAATATTCTGGCGCTGTTACCTAGCCTCGGCCTGTCCAAGCGCGTGTCGGGGCGGATCAGCAAGACCATCAAAGCCACTCCTGTTCTGCGCGAGCGGGTCGCGGCCACCCGCTCGCGGGACGCACGCAACACGATGGACACCAAGGAATTCGAGGGTGGCTCGCTATACGTCACCACCGCCGGTTCTGCGGCCAACCTTTCGGAGCTGTCGGCGCGTTATATCTACGGCGACGAAGTCGACCGCTGGGAGAACGACGTCGGGCAAGAGGGTGACCCCATCAAGCTGGCAGAGACGCGGGCGACCAACTTCGGTCGCAACGCCAAGATCTACTTCTCCAGCTCGCCGACGATCAAAGGCGCCTCGCGGATCGCTGACCTGTTCGAGTCCAGCGACCAGCGCTATTACTACGTGCCATGTCCTACCTGCAGTCACATGCAGGTGCTGGAGTGGGATCGCCTGCATTACAGCAAGGACTTCAGCACTGTTCATTACGAGTGCGCGGCCCCTGAATGCGACGTGCTGATCGAGGAACACCACAAGAGCGACATGCTTGCCCGAGGCGAGTGGCGCGCCCATGCGGCTGGTGACGGAAAGACCGTTGGCTTTCATCTCAACGCACTTTATTCGCCAACCGGCTGGATGGACTGGGCTTCACTTGCCATCGAGTTTGAGGACGCCAAAAAAGCCCAGGCTCAAGGTGATACGAGCTTAATGCAGGTGTTCTACAACACCCGTCTCGCGAAGGTCTGGGACAGCGCACTCGAACAGACCAAGGCGGAAGTACTGATCGCTCGGGCGCGGCTGGAAAACTACACCCTTGGTGCGATGCCGGTCGGTGTGCTGATGCTTACCGGCGCCGTCGATGTCCAAGCCAACCGTCTGGAGTTGATGGTGATGGGCTTCGGCGTCGGCATGGAGCGCTGGGTTGTTGACCACCAAATCATCTGGGGCGACCCGGCAGACGAACGCACCTGGGCGGCGCTGGACGAGAAACTCAAAGCTCGTTACCGGCATCCCTGCGGTGTGGGTCTGGCGATTCTCGCCGTGGGCGTCGACTCCGGCGGTCATCACACCGATGAGGTCTACCAGTTCTGCCGCGTTCGACGCTGGCGCAACATCTTCGCCATCAAGGGCGCGAGCAAGCCGGGCCGACCGGTGATTGCACAGCGCCCGTCCATGGTTGACGTGACGTGGAAAGGCCAGACCGAACGTAACGGCGCTGAGCTGTGGTTCGTCGGCACTGACACCGCCAAAGACTGGATCTACAACCGCTATCCATTCCCAGACGGGCCGGGATCGCTGCACTTTGCCAACGACCTGCCGGACGAGTTTTTCGCCCAATGCGTCGCCGAGCGCAAAGTCGTCCGCTACGTGCGCGGGCATAAGCGTATCGAATGGGTGAAGGGCAAGGCTGAGCGCAACGAAGCGCTCGACCTGATGGTGTACTGCCTCGCTATGGCGCATTACCTCGGCATCAACCGTTACCAGGAACACGATTGGGACAGGGTGCGACAAGCCCTCGCCCAGTCTGGCTTGTTCGATGACGCCTTGAGCACCAAGCCTGTTCAGGGCGAGCGCCTTGACGCTGAGCAAAAACCGGCACCCGCTGCTGTACGCCAAACTCTACCCGCACCACCACCCGCTGCACCGGTTACACAATCGCGACCGGCAGCCCCCCCTCAACGCCGCAGTTCTACCAGCGGCTACCTGAAGAGACGCTGATATGTCCTTTACGAAAAAGCACCTCGACGCGGTTGAGGCGGCCATTGCTCGCGGTGAAAAAACTGTGCGCTACACCGACCGTACCGTGGAATACCGCACGGTCGATGAGCTACTGAAGGCGCGCGAAGAAATACGCTCGTCGCTGGCCAGCGCCGCCGGGCCACGTTCGCGCGTGGTCCGGTTGTACCACGCAGGGAAGGGGGTCTGATGGCTCGCCATTTTCCGACGCTGACCCGTAACGGATTTGTGCTGCCGTCGAACATCAAAGCCAGTTACGAAGGCGCTGGTGAGGGCCGCCGATCCACTGGCTGGGATGCTCCCGACAACGGGATCAACAGCATCAACACTCCCGCCCTGCGCAATCTGCGGTCGCGCTCGCGGGCGGCGGTTCGCAACGACCCCTACGCCTTCAACGTGATCGACAAGCGCGTCAGCAACCTGATCGGCACCGGCATCACGCCTCGCCCAACGACCGATGATGATGCTTTGCGAAAACTGCTCCAGGAGCTGTGGGGAGATTGGGTCGATGAGTCGGATGCGGATGACCGTACCGACTTCTACGGCCAGCAGGCGCTGGTGGCGCGCACTGTGGAAACATCGGGCGAGTGCTTCGTCCGGTTGCGTCCTCGCAGTCTGGATGAAGGTTTGGCGGTTCCGCTGCAGTTGCAAATCCTGGCGCCGGAATTCGTGCCGCACGACAAATTCGAGAGCACCAAAAACGGCAACGTCATCCGCGCCGGCATCGAGTTCACTCCGGGCGGCAAGCGGGTGGCGTACTGGATGTACCTGTCGCATCCGCGCGATGCTGCCTCGCTGAACGCCAGCTACAACCAGTTGGTCCGCGTGCCGGCGACTCAGGTGCTGCACATCTTCGAACCGGTCGAGCCGGGCCAGTTGCGCGGAGTACCGCGATTGTCGCCGGTGCTCAAGCGCCTGCGGAGTCTCGACAACTACGACGACGCGGTGTTGTTCCGGCAGGAAGTAGCAAACCTTTTTGCCGGTTTCATCAAGCGTCCGGCGCCGGACTCGGGACCCGTTCCAAGAGATCCAATGACTGGTCAGCCGCTCGACCTGGACCGAGATGGCTTCACGCCGATGGTTGCGCTCGAACCCGGCACCATGCAGGAACTGGGGGCAGGCGAGGAGGTTGAGTTCTCCAAACCGCCAGACGCCGGCAACAACTACCCGGACTTCATGCGGCAGCAACTGATGGCTGCTGCAGCAGGGTCGGGCACGCCTTACGAGATCCTCACGGGCGACATGCGCGGCATCAACGACCGAGCGCTTCGGGTGGTGCTCAACGAGTTTCGGCGCCGACTGGAGCAACTGCAATTCAGCGTCTACGTGCATCAGCTCTGCCGTCCCGTGCGGGCGGCGTGGATGGACATGGCGGTGCTGTCTGGCGTCCTGGTGCTGGACGATTACGCACAGAAACGCCGCCAGTACCTGCGCACTCGCTGGGTGCCTCAAGGCTGGGCCTACATCCAGCCAGTACAGGACGTGCAGGCACGCCGGATGGAAGTACAGGCCGGCTTTTCCTCTCGCAGTGAGATGGTGCTGCGCACCGGCTACGACGCCGAAACGGTCGATCTTGAAAACGCCGCCGATCTGGCACGGGCCACAAAACTGGGCCTCAACTACAACACCCTTGATGCCGTCGAAGACATCGACGACAAGGAGCAACCATGAGCAAGAAAGCGCGACCGCGCATTTACAACCGCGCAGGCAAGCGTGTCGAAGTTCAGGACAAGACCTGGTACGCCCTGCAGGCCAGCGGAGAGGCCACTGAGCGAGTGATCGAGGTTTTCGTTTACGGCGAGATCGGCGCGTGGGGCATCACTGCCAACCAGTTCGTGCAGGATCTGCGCGCCATGGATGATGGTGTGTCTCCGGTGATCGCCGCGTTCAACAGTATCGGCGGCGACCTGTTCGACGGACTGGCCATGCACAATGCGCTGTCGCGTCTGGGCGAGCGCTGCACCGGACGTATCGATGCGCTCGCCGCCAGTGCCGCCAGTGTCGCTGTGTGCGGTGCGCACCGGGTGGTGATCGCTTCCAACGCGATGTTGATGGTTCACAACCCGTGGACCTACGCCGCCGGTGATGCGGAAGATTTCCGCAAGGTCGCTGACGTCCTCGACCAGACCATGGAAGCGATCATCGCCGCGTACAAGGCCAAGGCGCCCGACATTGATGAGGTGGAGCTGCGGCGTTTGGTGGCGGCTGAAACCTGGCTGACCGCCAACGAAGCGGTGGCTTTGGGTTTGGCTGATGAGGTGGGTGAAGGGGTGAAGGTCAAAGCCTGTCTCGGTCAAGGCGCGGTACTGCAACGATTTCAGAACGCGCCGCCTGAATTGCTGGCCCAGCTCGACGAGCCACCTGAACCGGATCCCGAACGCGAACCTGTCGATCCGCCGCAGGTGCCGCCTGTAGTGGACTCGGCCAAGTTGGCATTGATGGTCACTCAGCGCTGCACGGCGGCGGGCATCAGCAACCTGATCGAGCCGCTGCTCAAGTCCACCCAGCTTGAAAGTGAAGAGGTCGTTTTGGCGGGTCTGGCACGCGCCAAGGCGATTAACGACCTCTGCGTGGCCGCGCGGCTGCCTGAATTCAGCGCCGAGTATGTCGCGGCAGGTCTGGATGCGCCGGCGGTGCGGGCGCGTCTGTTCGACAAGATTGTCACCAGCGGCAAAGGCTTTGAAATCGACAACAGTTTGCCGCTGGCGGATGACCCAGCGCCCAAGGTGCTGGCCAAACAACCTGACCCCAACTCGATTTGGGCTGCTCGGCAAGCGGCCCAAACAGGAACCGCGCGCGGCGCGAAAGGAGCATGAGCATGACCATCAAACAGGAACCGATGCACGCAGGTGAATTCCTGCTGTCCGAGGGCGCCGGCACGATCTCGCGCGAAGCGATCAATGTCGCGGCGGGTCCAGCATTGTGGCCGGGACAAATTCTCGGGCTGGTGACCGCCACCGGCGAATTCGCACCGTACGAACCTACAGCAGAGGACGGCACTGAAAACGCTGTCGCCATTCTGTACGGCCCGCTCGGCGAATCCGACGTGGTGCGTCGCGGTCGCGCCGTGGTGCGGCTGGCCGAGGTCAGCGAAGCGCACTTGACCGGCCTCGATCTGGCCGCTGAGAAAGCCTTGGCCGCACATTCGCTGATCGTCCGCTAAAGCATTTCCCTCTTTATTTTGCATCCCGCCGCGTGCGGGATTTTTCGTTTCTGGAGAGTACCCATGGCCGATATCGCCATTTTTGACGACGAAGCGTTTACCGTTACCGCGTTGACCGCTGCACTCAATGATCAACCATACCTGCCAGGGCGCATCAGCGCTTTGGGGCTGTTCCGCGAGGAAGGCATTACCACCCTGACCGTACAGATTGAAAAGGACGGCGACACTTTGGCACTGGTGCCCGCTGGCGAGCGTGGTGGTTCTGGCCTAGTGGTCGCGGCCAGCAAGCGCAACCTGATCCCGTTCAACACCGTGCACCTGCCTGAGCGCTTCACCATCAAGGCGGATGAGATCCAAGGCATCCGTGCCTTCGGCACTCGCACTGAACTGCAGGCGGTACAAGACGTGGTCAATGCGCGCCTGGCCAAGGCGCGGCGACAGTTGGACGCCACGCACGAGTTCCAGCGTATGGGCGCACTGAATGGCCAGATCCTTGACGCCGATGGCAAGACCGTACTGCTGGATCTCTATGAACGCTTCGGTGTGCAGCGTCAGAGGTTGCCCATGGGGCTGGCTGATGCCAGTACCGAACTGCGGGTCAAGTGCGGTGAAGCGCTGGACATGCAGGAAGACGCACTCGGCAGTGTGACCAGCACCGGTTCTCGCGCCTTCTGCGGCAAGAATTTCTGGAACAAGCTGATCGTTCACAAGTCGGTCGTTAAAACCTATGAAGGCACGCTCCAAGCTGCAGCACTGCGAGGTGATGCACGGGAAAGCTTCGAGTTTGGTGGCATTACTTGGGAGCGCTACCGTGGCAAGGTCGCTGGTGTCTCTTTCGTCCACGACGATCAGGCGTTGCTGGTTCCGGAAGGTGTGCCGGATCTGTACATCTCTGTGTTCGCGCCGGCTGACTACATGGAAACGGTCAACACCCAAGGCATTCCGTACTACAGCATGATCGAGCCGCTTCCCTTCAACAAAGGCATGGCCGGTGAAGCCCAGTCCAACCCGCTGCACCTGTGCACCCGACCGCGTGCGCAGGTCCTGCTGGAACTCTGACCGTGGGCTTTCGCGATCTGATCGCCGAGGTCGACGCGGTGGTGTTCGAAACGCTGGGCGATACCGCGCGGATCGAAGGTCGCGACGAGCCAGTGTTCGGCATGTTCGCCGCACCCTGGCTGCAACCCAAGTTCGGCAAGCTCAACACCGGGTTGCGCGAGCCGCGCTTCGAGATCCGTGTCAGCGATTCGCAAGGTCTTGAACAGGGCATGCTGGTCAGCGTTGACTTGCCTGCCTTGGACGGCGGCGGTGACTACGACCTGATCCAGCTCGAACCGAGCGGTGATGGCCTGGTCGCTTTGATTCTGAGGTTGCGCCCATGAGTGTCGGCAGCTATTTCAAACCCTCGGCCGGGGGCGGGATGATCTCTATCCAGTCTTCGGCCGCAGACTTTCAGGCGTTCCAAGACTTTGCCAAGGTGGTGCCGAAAGCGGCTGCTGCGGCGCATCGGCGCGCGATCAATAAGACATTGGGCTGGTTGCGCACGCACATTGCCCGAGCGGTCAGCCGTTCGGAGCGCATTGCTGTTGCGGCGGTGCGTCAGCGGTTGCGCAGCTATCCGGTCTCCGGCGGGGTTGCGAGCGGCAAACTGTGGTTCGGTTTGAACGCCATCGAGTCCAGCCGGATCGGGCGGGCGCGGCAAAGCGGCAGCGGCGTGTCAGTAGCGGGGCGGCGTTACCAAGGGGCTTTCCTCAAGAAGGTCTACGGCAACAAGCCCGACATCTGGATCCGCACAGCCAGCAAGCATTTCAACGCGGATGACTACCCCGACAGCACGGTGTCACATGGTCGCGGGCCGAGTTCGGGTTGGGTCGCCGAAAACGGCAGTCGTTTCCCGCTGGCCAAGGCCAAGGTATCGCTGGAGCAAGCCCGGCCGCACTTCGACAGCTGGGTCAAAAAGGCGGATGAGCGTCTGCTGGAGATCCTCAAACAGGAACTCAACTTTGAGCTGCAGAAATACCTCAAGAGGATCGGCAATGTCTGACGACGAACCTTTCAGCCTCGATCAGCTTTATCGGGCGGTTGAACAGCATCTGCGTACCCACTTGGCTGGCGTGCAGGCCGTCACAGCCTGGCCAGACATTAAGGATCGCGTGTTGCTGCCAGCAGTGTTCCTTGAAGTGGCCGAGATCGAGCCGGGTACCGATATCGGGACCGGCGAAACATCGCTGGTCTGCAAGTTCGAGGCTCGGATCATTGTTGACCCGATCAAGGCGCATCATCATCAACAGGCCGTGCAATTGGCGACGCAGTTGGCGGTGTTGCTGCGTTCGCAGACGTGGGGGTTGGCAGTTGAACCCGCCGAGTTTGTGCAATCGCTGCAGGACTGGACCCAGCCGCACCTGGATGGATACACGGTGTGGCTGGTGGAGTGGACTCAGCAGGTTTATCTCGGCCTTGAGGAATGGCCGTGGCCGGACGAACCGCCGGGGTCGTTGGTGTTTGAAGTCGATCCGGGTGACGGGCAATTCAGGCCGGAGGATCTGCCGTGAGTTACGCAAGCGCGCAGCATGACCGCATGATCGCGGGTGCGGTAAAGGCTTGCTACGTGGTCGCGGTGGATCTGTCCGCTTCGCCGCCGGTATGTCGCGTGTCGGATGGCAGTGATTGGGTCAGCGCTTGGGTGCGGTGGCACAGTATCGCGGCGGGCAAGGCCAGGCACTGGCGGGCGCCGTCTTTGGGCGAGCAGGGCAGTTTGATCAGTCCCAGCGGTGACGTGTCACAAGGCACGTTTGTCCCGGGCTTGTATGGCAATGCCGGCCCGCCGCCAGATAATCGCGATCATGTCGAGGTCTGGCGTTTCGATGATGGCGGCTCGCTGGTCTACGACTGGCAGGCCAAGTCTTACACCATCACCCTGCCGAGTGGCACGGTGGCGATCAAGGTCGGCGGCACGGACGTCGTCGTTACGGATAACGCGGTAACGGTGAAGTCGGGAACGATTGATCTTGAAGCGACCGTGAATATCAAAGGGCCTGTCAATATCGACGGTGCGTTATCCGTAACGGGCAACATCGACGGCGCTGGCAATATCATGGCCGTCGGCAATAGCGACAACCACCACAAGCATTAACCCAAACATTCATCCAGCCCGCCCAGTGCGGGCTTTTTCATGCCTGGAGAACTACATGGCTAAGATCGATACGACCTCAACCGATGAGCAAACGCCCTCTGAATTGGCATTGTCATCCCAAGCTTACTCATCGCCTGAGTCCTTGAAATTCCGCGACAAGCTCTACACGTCGCGACTGGTGATCGTGCCCGGTACCGACCGTTCCTATCCGGTGGAGAAGGCGACGGTCGTGGTGCCGGCCTCCGACATCGAAGCGGTCAAGTTCCTGAAAGCCAGCGAAGAATACGAGCCGTTCAAGGAGTGACATCGATGATCGGAATGGATCGCCAGACCGGCCTACCCATATCCGGCATCGAGCACCTGCGGCAATCCATTGCCGACATCTTGAGCACGCCACTGGGCAGTCGCCGGCACCGCATGGAGTACGGCAGCAAGCTGCGGCGGTTTGTCGATTTGCCCGTTAACGAGGGCTGGAAAAGCGCTGTACAGGCTGAGGTCGCCCGCGCTTTGGGGCGCTGGGAGCCACGTTTGAAGCTCGACCAGGTGCGGGTCATTTCCGTCATTGGCGGGCAAATCAATTTGCAAATCGTCGGGAAGTACCTGGGCGACGGCGTCACGTTGGAGGTGGCTGTATGAGTACCGTTGATCTGTCGTCGCTGCCGGCGCCGACCGTGCTGGAGCCTCTGGACTTCGAAGAGGTTTATCAGGACGGTTTGGGCGTCTTTCGCGGGTACATGGGTGGCAACTGGACGGCCGCGCTGGAAAGCGATCCAGTGGTCAAAGTGCTTGAGGTCGGGGCCTACAACAAGGTCGGCAACCGCGCCCGGGTCAATGACGCCGGCAAGGCGCTATTACTGGCGCACGCCATTCGCGGCGACCTCGATCACTTGGGGGCCAACGTCAATCTGAAGCGCCTGGTCATTCAGGCCGAGGATCTGCTGGCGGTGCCGCCGGTGCCCAAGGTCATGGAAGACGACGATCCGTTTCGCGAACGCATCCAGTTGGCCTATGAAGGTTTGACCACGGCCGGCCCGCGTAACAGCTACATCCTGCATGCACGCAATGCCTCAGGGCTGGTGGCAGATGCCACGGCCGAAAGCCCGAAGCCCTGTTACGTCACGGTCACAGTGCTGGGGTTGGACGGGGAAGGCGAAGCGGCGCCGGAGCTGCTGGCGACTGTGGCCGCTGCGCTGAATGACGATGACGTGCGACCGGTGGGTGATCGGGTGACCGTGCAGAGCGCGCAGGTGATCCGCTACGAGATTGACGCCATCCTGCACATGACCGGCGCCGGCCCGGAAGCAGATGCCAGTTTGGCCGAAGCGAAAAGCCGATTGGCAGCCTGGATCAATCCACGCAAGCGGCTGGGCGTCGAGGTCGCTCGCTCCGCTGTTGACGCCCAGCTGCACGTTGCCGGTGTTGCCCGGGTTGAGTTGGTCGGTTGGCAGGACTTGGCCCCGACCAAGGCGCAAGCGGCGTTCTGTACGGGCTACAGCGTGAGGCTGGCGGGCTGATATGAAAAGTCTACTGCCGCTCAACAGCACGCAACTGGAACGGGCCATGGAGGCCGCGTTTTTCGAAAAGACGATTGTCCCTTTGCGCGACCTTTACAACGCTGATACCTGCCCGGTGCATTTGCTGCCGCACCTGGCATGGGCATGGTCGGTGGACCGCTGGGATTACCGGTGGACCGAGGCGACCAAGCGCGCGGCCATCAAGGCGTCGTACTACATCCACAAACACAAGGGCACCATCGGCGCTCTGCGCCGTGTGGTCGAGCCGTTGGGCTATCTGATCGAGATCGTCGAGTGGTTCCAGACCGTGCCCGAGGGCGTGCCGGGCACCTTCGCGCTGAAGGTCGGGGTGCTTGATACCGGCATCACCGAAGAAATGTATCAGGAGCTGGAACGCCTGATTGACGATGCCAAACCCGTGACCCGGCAACTGACCGGGCTGGCGATCAGCCTGGAAACCCAAGGCGATTTGAATATCGCCGTCTCCCTTTACGAAGGCGACGAAATCGACGTTTACCCACCCGTCATGCGTGACATCGAGGTCACTGGAAGCTTTGGCGTGGTCGGTCGCGAACACACCATAGACACCCTGGACGTTTATTATGATTGATGCGAATTCGCAGTTTTTCGCGATCCTTACGAATGTGGGGATGGCCAAGCAGGCGAACGCCGACGCGCTCGGCATTCCCTGGCTAATCACGCAAATGGGCGTGGGGGATGCCAACCCGAACGGGCTGGCTGACTCGCCCAACCCGGTGCCGGCGGCCGGACAAACCAAGTTGCTCAACGAGTGGCGCCGCAAGCCGCTGAACCAACTGAAGATCGATCCAATCAACCCGGCGGTGATCATCGCCGAGCAGATCATTCCGGCCGATGAGGGCGGTAAGTGGATCCGCGAAATCGGCCTCTACGATGCGGACGGCGATCTGGTGGCGGTGGCCAACTGCGCGCCAAGCTTCAAGCCGCTGCTGTCGCAAGGCTCGGGGCGCACGCAGATCGTGCGGATGAACTTCATCGTCACCAGCACTGGCAATATTCAGCTCAAGATTGACCCGGCGATTGTGCTGGCCTCGCGGGCCTACGTCGACGCGGCGATTCTGGAAGTGCTGCCGAAGAACAAAACACCCGGCGAATACACGCGGCTGAAGGTCAATGATCGCGGTGTGGTGGTGTCCGGCGATAACCCGGATACGCTGGCCAAGATGGGCATCAAAGACAGCTACACCAAAACCGAAGTCGAAGCGATGATTGCCCAGGCATCGGCGTTGCCGGTAGGCGCCACTATCGCGTTTCCACTGGACAAGGTGGCGCCCGGGTTTCTGGAGCTAGACGGCAGCGTCAAAAGCATTGCGGTCTATCCCGATCTGGCTGCGTTTCTCGGCACGGCTTTTAACAAGGGTGACGAGGGGGCCGGCAATTTCCGCTTGCCGGAATCACGAGGCGAGTTCCTGCGCGGCTGGGATCATGGGCGCGG